GTTTCTTATTGACATCTTGTTACGTTTTAATGTTTGATATAAATATGTTAAGCAAATGAGTTAGGTGCACCATATTGTGATTGGGCTGTCTGAAGTCGTAAAATAGCATCAGTACCCGCATTAACTGTTACTGGTCTTGATGCTAAATCAGCTATACTTCTTGTCATAGCTTCTAATTTAGATTCTACACCGCCAGTTAAATTAATTGAATCTACAGGACCTGATATTACATCATTTCCTCTAAATAGATTTGTACCAGCAATTACAGTATCATTATTATTTAAAGCGTATGATCCTTTAGGTGTTATTAATGTTCTTTCTCCGTAACCAGAGAACATATCATCTGCTTTGGCACTACCTACAGAAGACATAATAGCTGCTGTTAATATACCTCCTAAAGCTAAACCAGCTATACCTCCAGTTAATAATGAAGCTGGGCTACTAAAAGCTGCTTTCCAACCTGAGGCTATTGCTGATCCTATTTCTAATGCTTTTAAGGCTCTAGCTGCTTTAATTAATGAACCAAATCCAACTAAAAGTTTAGTTATACCACTAGTTGCCATAACAGCAATAATTGTAGCTATACCACCAGTTGAGTTTAACATTTCAGCTATACTACCAACCATTTGTCCTAATGGTCCTTCAACTAAACCAGCAATAGTTTCTTTTAGACTTTGGAATGTTTTTTCTAATTTTTCAGCTGATGCTTGTTGTTGTAGACTTACAACTAAAGAATCTTGTTCACTTAATCCTCTTTCACGAGCTATTCTAAGTTGTTCTTCAGCTGTTTTGCCTGTCACATCACCTAACTTATTAAAAGTTTCTTGTTCAGTTAACATACCAGCTAATTCTTCTCTTGAGAAACCAAGAGCCTTAGCTACAGCTTCTTGTTGTAATCTATTCATTTTATTGAACTCATGAATGTTACCTGTTTGTTCAGCTATGGCATTCATGTATCCAACTTGGTCATTATTTAAAGCTGCTTCTCTGGCTTTTTCTAAATTAATAGCTTTACCAGTTAATAATTCAGCTTCAAGTTCATTCTGAATTGATGATTCAAAATTTAAAAGTGATTGAGCTGAGGCATCCATTTTATCTAGGCTAGAGCCTAATGATTTAGCTTGCACTACTGCTTTAGCTAATGCTTCTGGATTTTGTTTAAAGTTGGCTAATGTGGCTTTACTTAGTTTTCCTATTTCAGCAAATACTTGTTTAGCATTAACTTGTATTCCAAATTGTCTTTGTGCTTGAACAATACCAGCAGCTATAGTTTTATTTGTATCACTTAATTCTTGATTATTTAAAACTCCTAACTTATATATTTGAGTAGATTCATCTACTTGTAATCCCATTTGTTCAGTCATCTTGGTTAACTCATGATAAGTTTCTCCACTTAACTGAACTTGTAATCCTAAAGATTCAGCAGCTGCAGCCATTGATTTAGCATAATCAGCTCCCGTGAATGTTACATCACCCATCTCACGGCCTACACTCTTAGCTTCACCAATTAGTACTTTAGCTTGTTCTGTACTAGTACCTAATGAACGACCTAAACCAGCTACTTGTTTGTTTACTTCTAAGAAACCACTATATAAGTTTTTAAGATCATTACCTAATGAAATGAATGTTTTTTTAGCTATTGAACCATATACAGCTAAACTTGTAGCTGGGTCATTTAATGCTCTTTTTAGTCCATCAAATAATGTATTAGTTGCTTTTTTAAATGCAGCATTTAAATCACCTGTACGCTCATATTCTTCTCTTAATTCTTCATTAGCTGCTTCAAGATTCATAACTTGAGTAAAAGCACCTAACCCAAGTTTATCCATTAATCCAACAGCTCCTTGTAATACAGCTCCTCTAATATTAAGTTCTTTAGTGATATTTTTTTCTTTCTCTAAAGAATCACTTATTTTTTTACCTAATATTTCTTCTATTTGAATTCTATCATATCCTTTAGCTACAGCTTCATCATATTCTCTTATTAAATTTCTTTCTAACTCAGTTTCAGCCCCTTTAGCTTTAATAATGTCAACAGCATTAAAGAGAATATCTTTATTTTTCTTAAATTTTTTCTGTAAGCTTTCTAAATCTTTAGCACTTAATCTATTAATACCTTCTTGATGACGAGCTAAATCATCAGCTATAGAGTTTAATTGTTTAAAAGCTACAACTCCTTTATTAGCGTTTACATTTAAACCTTTTACATCACCTAAAACGTTAGCGAAAGTTTTAGCTAAGTCACGAGTTGAAAAAGCAATTCTATCAAAATAATCATCAGCTACACGAGCAGCCTCAGCTAAAGCTACTTGATCTTCTCTAAGGGCCTCAGTATTTTTTCTAATAGTATTAGTTGAGAAGCCCATAGCCTTATAGTACTCTTGTACTCGTCTAACGCTGGCTTCTAATTCTTGTTGCCTTCTTAACTCTTCTGGAGTTGGTGCTGCCATTTAAAATATTAAGTTTTACCGCGTATAAATATTAAAGCGCCCTATTTCTTGGGCGCTTTTGCTGATGTTGTGAAATCAGCCTGAGGTATATTAGGTCTAGCTACTTGTTTATTATTACTAAGTGTTGTGCTTTTACTTTGTGCTTTCTCATATTCTTCATTTTGTTTTTCAATATATTCATTGATTTTACGAATATGAAACTTACGCATTTGTATAGGCATATTATATACCTCACTATAAATAAACCCACCATTTCCGTGATAAACTAAATCATGGACTTCAGCCATGAATATAGGTTTATAAGCTGGTATCAGGCCAAAGAAAGTTAACTCCAATTGGTAAATTGACGCCCTCCACAACGTCGCCACCTGGTGTAGTATAATTAAACTTTAATGGAAGATCTGGTTCAATTTCTTTATATTTTTTTCTTAAAGCTCTTGAATCACCTACTAACATAGAGTCAGCATATTTTCTAATATCTTCTTGTTCTCTACTTCCATTAACTGAAGTAATCATATGTTTTAAACGTGTTGTAATATCATAAGAACCATTTGGGTTAACACGTTTCAATCCTTCAACTTCTTTATCAATTCGTTTTTCATCACCATGAGTTAATAACTTAAAAGTAACAATAGTTTTACTTGGTAAAGTTAACTCAAACTCATTTTTACCTGCTTTTAATTCTGAATGGATTGGTTTAGGATCAAGTAATGATAAATCTACAGTTACAGTTTGTTTAATTCCTGTTTCTGGATCTTCATATTCAAATTCATAGTCTTTACCATATCCTAAAATACGAGCAGCTATCAATAAAGCATTCTTATCACCAATTAATAAGTGCTTATAACTAATAGGAGTAACAATTAATGACTGTAGTAACTTATCAATCACAACACCTTGTTTAATAAAGTTAACATTGGTTAAAATGTCTTCTTCTTTAGCAGTCATGTACTTCATTTCAAGTACACCTTTAGATAATGGAGAGTCAGGTGAGTAAGGTAAACCTTTTGATGGTAATTCTACTTGTTCAGTTGGAAACTTTAATTTTTCTTCCATAACGATTTTATTGTTTTATATATATAAATATACAAAGATAAAAGAAGCCGTCCAAAAGGACGGCTCTTTAAAATATGTTGAACTGAATTAGTAGTTCAAGATACAATAATCCATAGCGATTGTCATACTGATAGCTACATAAGCTTCATTTGCCCAATCGTATTCACCAAAGTTAGCTTCTTTAACATAAGCACCTTTAACAATCCACTCACCTACTACATCACCTACTGGACCTAAGATATCTAAACGTAAATCTTTCTTATAGAAATCTGAGTATCCATCACGACCAGTTACTGATTCGTGTGCTAAACGAGCCCATTCCATTACAGCTTGAGCACCACTAGGACTAACCGGATTGTATAGGCTGAGAGTTATATCATTCCACCTACGCTTTTGCCTAAATTTAATGTAGGAGTTTATGTGATCGATAATTACTTCTCCGTCATCAAATCCGATACCGCTGATCTTTTTGATGAGGTAGGAAGGAATTCCGTCTATTGACATTATAAACCTATGCTGAAGGATCGGTTCAAAGGCCTGGCCTAGCATTTGGTCTGTAGAAAGTATGGGCATCTTATATTCTTTTTATCTATTAATAAATATTGAGTTATTGAAAAATAGCCCCGGTAGACGTGATATTAAATTCCAACAGAATGAATTCAATCGATTTTGCCGGAGATACGTAGATTTTACCTACCAGCTGATTACGATCTATTACATCATTGGTGTTTAGATTCTCATCTATCTGTACTCTGAAGGCATACAATCCCTGACGAGCTTGTACTGTCTCCATGTAAGGAACTATCTGATTTACCAGCTTGTTTCTAGTCTCTACCGTATTGTTTTCGAATACGAAGAACTTAGCAACATCACTAATGTACTCACGAAGAGCGATCAGCAATCTGCGAACATTGATGCGGTTAAGAGCCGTATCACGAACTTGCAGAGTCTTTTGACCCCAGATAACTACGCCAGTATTCGGGAACTTAGCAATCGGGTTAATCCTAGCTTGATAAAGAGCATCTCTTTCCGGCTTAGACAGTCTAACTCTAGTGTCAACTACACCGAGAATACCTCTGTTAAGACCAGCAGGAGCAAACCATTCAGCAGATACACTATCGCTGTAAGCATAAGCCTCAGGAACTACTACGGAAGGCGGTACTAAGATGTCCTTAGAACTTCCAAGATCCTTAACTTTAACCCAAGGATAGTAAACAGCGCTATAGCTACTATCGAGCCCAGCAGCTACGTTAATAGCAGCGGCTATAGGAGTATTAA